AGCTGGCACTGATGCTGACGCTTCCGGAAAGCGTAGCAGAAGAGCTGACACCGACATATAGCAAGTCAGAGATTCAGGCAGTCAAAGAAGAGATTGAAAGCGAAGAAAAGATTACAGATATCGAAGTGATCCTGGAAGGCGAAAAAGAAGAACAAAGAGATTTGAACAATTTGGAAAAAGCAATCCATCAGATCTGTATGGATGAACCGGAACTGTATTTAAAACTGCATGAGGCAGTCAGAACAAGCATAGGAACAGGACGAATCAAAGAGGTGTTAGCACCGGACGGGGACAAACTTTACAGCGTAAGACCACAAGGCTGCGGAAGAATTATGCTCTATCTAAACGATGAGAAAGACGAGGTCATACTGCAGGTTGTAAGACAAGGATTGAAAGAGAAATACGCTTGGGAGAATATTTTAAGCTATCTCGTCCTGATCACAGAACAGGAAGATGCAAAACAGAACTGGGAGGAGCTCTATGGACAGAAATATCCGGAAAAAGAACAGATTACACCAGTGCAACCGAAGAAAGAGAAAAGAAAAGAGTCAAAGGTAGTTAAGGCAAAACAGCCAAAACCGCAGAAACAGGAGACAGAGAAACCGATAGAGCTTCCAAACGACATTCCGGGACAGACAGAGATTGAGAAAGATTTTCCGGAAATGCTTCCGGAAGCAGGGAGAACACCGGAGATACGGAGCGATTTTATCAGAGCGGGACAGCACGAAGATGAAAATTGCACCAGTGCAATGCCGGAACCTGTGGAGATTGTGGAAAAACCTGTGGATAATTCAGAGCAGATGGAAGAAAATGCGAGAAACACAGAAGCGGGAGCCAATTCAGAACCGGTGGATAAGTCCGAAGAAGAACAGAATCCGGCCGGTAGCAGATGGGAATACATGAAGACAATGGAATCATACAAGATGGCACTGTACATGGCAGCATCCGTGAAAGAGATGCCTCACATGATGTTGAACTCAGCAGAGTATTGGAAGAAATGGTTAGAAGCAGAGGTGGATGAAAATGGAGAAGAGATCAGTGAATAACAAAATAATCCATAGCTTTCGAGAGGTGGACTTATCAGCGATAGCGATACCATCGATTGCAATTTATAAGCACCCGCGGGATATACCGGATAAATATGTTGCGAGAGTCTATGCTTGCAGCAGTCCGACGAACATTATCATGCTGGCAGATTCCGCAGAAGAGCTGAGAAAAGACATTGAAGGAGTATACGAACCGTGCATATGGTTTGATCGAATGCAAGGAGATCCGAAAAACTTAGTTGGGGCGTATATCTTATGAGCATCGATTATTCAGACATGGCATTTCCAAAATTAGTCAGTAAGAAAAAAAGGAAATCACATAAAAAGAGCATCCTCAAGAGTAGAAAGGGAGTCTGCTATCTCTGTTTGATACTCTATGACGATCCTTCCAAGAAGTACACAGAGGAACATCACATCATGTTCGGATCCGGACAGCGCGAACTATCTGAGGCAGATGGACTCAAGGTAGATCTGTGTCGGAATCATCACAAAGAAGGACCAGAAGCAGTCCACAATAACCGAGAAATGCGAGAACTACTCTGCAGAATAGCGCAGACAGAATATGAGCAGACACATACGAGAGAAGAGTGGATGGAGAGATATAAGAAAAATTATTTATAGTTACCTCCGCTGAATGGCGTGGAGATAAAAGTATGTCACAATACTGCAACATGATAACGAAGACTTCCTCCCTGGATGCGGCAGGGAGGAGAAAGGAGCAGATAAGTGCCAAAAAGACAGAGATCAACAGCTTGGAAAAGCGAATTAGCTGAGATAAATGCAAAAGCAAGACAGGAAGGAATGAGCTATGGACAGTACGTGGGATTAATGTACTGCGAAGAAAGAGATGAAATGGAAAGAAGGAGAAGATATGACAGAAAGAGACGCAAAAGATTTGGTTGACTGGCTGGATCAGGCAGAAGAGGAAACAAAAGCAACAATTGCAGAGCATGAAAGAATCGATCCTTTTTATGACGGAGTACTTTCAACGATCCAGACGGTTCGAGAATATATCAAGAAAATGCGTAAGGTGGATGAAGCGGAAGGAGAGAAACAGATGAAAGAGATTATAGCAGATAGCAAGTTTGAGTATATCGAAGAAATTAAGCCGTTTTTCTGGTGGACAGGAAGTTTAAGCATAGAGCAGGCAATCACACACTTGACAAAGCGGTACGATGAAGAGGAAGCACACAATCTGTTGGATGAAAAGTTAGAATTTGTATCTGACTACATGAGAAATAATCACGGAGCTGTCGAGCAGTACGGAATTTACCTCATTCCGGAATTTATGCTTGGATATGATGACATAGAGATTGTGGTTGTAGCGGCATCTGAAAACGAGAGGGCTACGGTGGTATTCTCGGATATTCCGGTAGTTAAGTGAGGTAGAAAATGACGAGGCAAGAGAAAGAGGATCAAGCGCAGCTTGAGTGGCTGCGGAAATGGGAAGAACGACGGAAAGAAAAAAGAGACGTGAGAAAAAAGTCACGGTTTTATAAGATTCTAAGGAAACTCGGAATCATAAAGGACTACGAGGAAGATATAAGAACAAGAATGGAGATGTGCGAAAGAGCAATAAAAGCAAATGTATGTCCTGAAGATTGTGACATTTGCGCATGGGACGTGAAAGGAGGGATTGATTACAATGGTTATATTACGATCGGTAGGAACAACAGGAAACCGTCTGAAGTATCTAAGAAAGATTAGAAGATTGACGAGAAAAGAGGCAGCAGTCAAGTTAGACACCAATTCTCATTGGTGATTTAGCAAAATTACTAAAACAGAATGGTATTGATATGGGGCAGAAGAGGTTATTTAACTGGATGCGTAACAATGGATTCCTGATTAAGAGAAAAGGATCAGATTGGAATATGCCTACACAGAAAAGTATGGAATTAAAATTGTTTGAAGTAAAAGAAAGTACGGCACAAAAACCAGATGGCTCTGTACAAATCAATAAGACGACTAAAGTTACTGGAAAGGGGCAGCAGTATTTTATTAATAAATTTCTTGGAGAAAAAGAATAGTATTAGGATACATACTATTGAACTGAACTGCTAAAGATAGTACCTTGACAATTGAATATTGATGGTTGAAATGGTATAATTTCCGTATTAATTACAGGAGGCGTAGAAATTATGCTAGAAAAGATAATACAATTTTTTAATGAGCATCCAATACGATTTTTTGTACGTATATTCTTAGGACTAATAGTTGTACCTACTGCATTTATACATATTGTTTATGTAGTTCCAACAGAATCCTGGTGGTCTCAAGAGACGATTTCAGCGGGAAGTATGTTATCATATATAGGAACAGTACTAACATTTTGTGCTACTTTTATGCTCAGCATAACTGTGTATTTATCTAATAAAAAGCAGGCTGAAAGGATGCAACTTATCGAGAATAAAGCAGTATTTTTAATTGATAATAATAAAAATGTAGAGGTTGATTTACTGAACCCTAAAAAAGAAAAATTAGATGACATTTTTATTGAACTGAGATGGAAAGTTTTGTCAGATGCTGTAATCTCAAAAATAGTTATGAAATGTCTAACGATTGAAGACTTGGAGCATCCAAGAGAAAGGGAAAAACAATTCTTCATTAAATATGAAAAAGGAAAAAATATAATATTTAAATATCGAGAAGATAAGAATAATATAGACATAACGTTAAATTTGAAAGATGAAAAAGCACAAGAAATACTGCGTAAAGATCCTTGGATTGGCATTTCAGGTGATTTTGATGTTTATTGTGAAAATGTAAAAACGTCTGTAACGATGAATATAAGTTGCTGGTCATACAGAAAGAATGAAGATATAGTAGCTCATATGAGCTATGAAATTAGAAATTCTAATTTTTTCAGTCATAAGTCAAAATTATGTTAGTTTCTTACCAACCATCAATATTCGATGGTTGGTATTTTTATGCCCTAAAAAGGATAAGGAGAGTGATAACACTTGAAACGAAGTACAGACACAAGAAAGTCCCCAGCAGAAGTCAAGGCAAATATGCAGAACCATTACGGCGAACTCACCGATATGGTCACAGATCAGAAAGCCAGCAAGGACTTTCATCGGCTGGCATACCAAGCAAGTAATCTGATCGAAGCACAGGGGCAGCAGTTGTGGCATGGAGATGTTACTGGATATATAGCCAGAAAATACAAGATAGGGAGTGATACCATTGGAGACAATGACGAAGGAGAGGCTGGAAGCGTACCGGAATAATAAGACAGAGATATTATCCTTGGACTATATTCTTAATAACAGGTGGCAATCAGAAACCATGTTGGGAAATGATGTGATCTTAGATTACAGTAAGGGATATCCAATACCGCAGAGCATAGTTGGTTTTGACCAAGAAAAATATGAGCGGTTACAAGAACGTGATTTAAAGAGAAAAGAACGTCTGGAAAAGGAATGTGAAGAGGTAGAGCATTATGTTGAAGGAATCAAAGATGCGCAGCTACACAACATCTTCAGGATGTATTATATTGATGGTGTCAATGCAGTGAATCAGACAGAGGTAGCGAAGATGATTCATCTTGAGAGAAGTACGATAAGTAAGAAAATCGACAGATATCTTCAACTTTCACACAAATCACACGAATCACATATATAATAATACTTGAGCCAAAGGCTGAATTCCTGCGGCTCACTTCTTATAAAAATGTATAAGCAAATCTTTAAAAATGCATCCTTAGGGATGCATTTTTATTGAAAAAAAGATACATTCATTGTATTATTATTTAGTACAATTTTAAGGAGGAGTTTTGCGTGAAAATAAAGATTCCATTCATAGAAGTTGAAACAAATAGAAATTGTCCATGTGAAGAACAAAGTGAATATGAACTAAAATTGAAGTGCATGAAAACAAGAATACATAGTATTTATATAGCGAGTATTGCATTTGGTCTTGTTGTATGGGCTTTGGCAAGTGGCCAGGCCAATAATGAGGAGTTTTCTTCATGGATATCATTTGCAAGTACTGTTACTTCAATTATTTTATCAGTAATTGCTATTTTTATGAGTATCTCTGGAGAAAATAAAACAGATTTAATGAGAGATAAGATGGAAGAGGCATCTAAAAAAATTGAAAAGACAGCAAAGGATATTGCCATAGCAAACCAGGAAAGTGTAAAAAATATCACTGATTTGAAAGTCGAAATGGATGATTTAAAAGACATGTTAAAAAATCTTCCAGATGCAACGGCTAAACAGGTAACTCAATACCAATTAGTTGCGCAAGAAGAGGAAACAGCTCCAGCAACTGTAAAAAATCATGAAGGATGGTTAGAACCATGAAAAATATGTTTGAAGCTAATATTATTTTGTGTGAACGAATGGAAAAGGGAAACAGACCCAAAGGATTGTTTAATAATATTGAAATTGAAGAGAATGAGAATGTAATGTTTGATGTGGGGATTTTTTTTGTTGCAAACATAAATAGAAATACTAAGGAAACTTTTCTATTAGATATTATTTATAAAGATGGTATGGATACAAATCGAGGACCAATAAACATGCTAGGATCTGTGACAAAAAAATATACTAAGAACGGATTAAGCAGAGCATTACTTGTGTTTCGAGATAATACTGTGGATTTTCGTTGGGAAGGGATATATGCATTAGAGCTTAGACATTGTGATAAGTATGTCAATATTGATGAAAAAACAGATGAAGAAATGATAGAGATAATTAATAATAGTGACATAATAAACACATTTACATTTAGTGTTGGATTTAAAAAATAATGAAAAGCAGGTAAAAACACCCGGTTAGCCAGGTGTTTTTATTATATAAACAAATATTATATAAGGAGCAAACCATGCCAATCTACAAGAGATGTTCCCGTTGTGGTGCAAGGCTTCCGGCAGGAACTAGATGTGAATGTGTCAAGCAACGACATAAAGAATATGACAGATATGGTAGAGACAGAAAGAGCAGAGCATTCTACAACAGCAGTGCGTGGAAACATGCAAGATCAGCAGCACTGGCAGCAGATGAAGGACTGGATGTCTATCTATATATGACAGAGGGCATAGTAGTGTTAGCAGATACAGTACATCATATTATTCCATTGCAAGATGAATGGGAGAAGAGAAATGATATATCTAATCTTATGAGCCTGAGTGGAGAGACACACAGTATGATCGAACAGATGTATAAGAAGGACAAGGATGGAATGGAAAAGAAATTGCATGAGATGCTTCAGCAGTACCGGAGCATGGTCAGGGGAGGGGCGGTCTGAAAAGTTTTTAAGAAAATTTATCTGACCGCATGTTCAGTTTATCGTGCATAAAATTCCGAATACGAATAAAAAGTTGGCAAAGGAAGGAGGGGATCTAGATGGCAAGGCCAAGAAAAATTGTTGATATGCAGAGCTCGCATTTGACAAAAGAACAGAAACAGAGAAAAAAGCAAGAAGAGCAGACCGTTGTTGTTGGAAATGAAGATCTAGAGAAACCTCCAACTTGGCTGAAAGGTACTGTGGCTAAAAACGAATGGAAACGAATCGTAAAAGAACTGAAAAAAATAGAAATTGTTGGAAATCTCGATTACGTGAATCTTGCCTGTTATTGCAATGCTTATGCAAATTATGTGGAGACTACAAAGCAATTAAAGGATCAGCCGTATTGTGTAGAACGTGAGACACGGACAGGAACAATTGTTGTAAAGAATCCATTGATATCGATTCAGACAAACTATGCTGCCGAGATGCGAAAGTTCGCAAGCCTCTGCGGGATGACAATAGATTCCAGGTTAAAGGTAGCAGTACACAAGGTTGATAAATCAGAGGATAATTTGGAAAGGAAGTTTGGAGCTATCTAATGAATCAGTATGAAAACATAAAAAAATATGCGAAAGATTGTATATCTGGCGAGATTATCAGCTGTAAAAAACATAAATGGGCATGCGAAAGATTCTTAAAAGATGCAGAACAATTTGAAAATAATCCGGATTACCCATTTTATTGGAGCGAAGAATCCGCCCAGAATATTGTCGATTGGTTTGCTCTTTTACGACATTCCAAGGGGGTACTTGCTGGGCAGCCAATTATTTTAACAGATTGGCAGAAATTCAGGATTTGTCAGTTGTATGGCTGGAGAAGAAAGAAGAACGGTTATCGAAGATTTAAGAAGAGCTTTACAGAAGTAGCGAGAAAGAATGCAAAGTCTCAGGAAGAAGCGGGCATTGCGCTTTATGAAATTTCGGTGACAGCAACGAAGAATAATGAGGTATGCGAAGAGTATACAGCAGGTGTTAAGCGCGATCAGTCTAAAATTGTTTTTAATGAAGCAGAGTTAATGCTTCGAGGTTCACCTCTTAGACAGAAATTTGATATCAAACGAGACGAAATAAAGCATGCAAAGACAGGAAGCTTCATCAAGGCATTGAGTAAAGAGGATGGAAAGTCAGGAGATGGAACGAACCCGGCCGGATTAATTATTGATGAATACCATCAGCATCCAACAACGGAGTTTTATGATCTTGGACTTGGTTCTAATACGAAAGAGCCATTGCTGATGATTATTACGACAGCAGGAGTGGATTTAACCTATCCGTGTTACGTTACAGAATATACTTATTGCAGTAAAGTCCTGGATCCGAATGTAGATGTAGAGAATGAAGAGTATCTTATAGATATCTGCGAGATGGATGAGGAAGATTATAGAAATCTGGATAACCTGGAGAATGAAGAACTTTGGAAGAAGGCAAATCCAATCAGAATGACTTACGATGAAGGTATAGATAAGATCCGTGGAGAGTATAAGATCGCTAAAGAAATTCCGGAACATATGACTGCATTCCTTACAAAATGTTTAAATGTATGGGTCCAGGCACAGGAAAATGGCTATATGGATATGGCAAAATGGAAAGCCTGCCAGGTAGATAAGCTTCCAGTAGATACAAAGGGAATGAGCGTTTATGTTGGCTTTGATATGTCAGCTAAGATTGACTTGACTTCTGTGGCATTTATCCTTCCATTCAAATCAGAAGAAAAGGATGCAGAAGGAGAAAAAATCATCAAATACATTGTTTATTCTCATTCATTTATTCCAAACCGAGAGAAACTAACCGAGAGAAAAAGGAAAGATAAAGCAGATTATGATGCATGGGAAAGAATGAATCTCCTAACAGTGACGGATACACCTATTGTTGATCAGAATGCAGTCATGAAATATGTCAAAGACACTTGCAAGGAACATGAGTGGAACATTGAGTGCTTATGCTTTGATCCAGCAAATGCTGCGAAGCTGATGATGGATCTTTCAGATGAAGGTTATGAGGTAGAGGAAGTGTATCAAAGTCATAAATCTTTGAATGAATCAACGCAGGGATTTAGGGAACAGGTTTACAGTGGCAATATTATCTACATCTACAATCCGTTACTGAATTTTGCAATGAGCAATGCAGTAATCCGGAAGAATCAGGGACTGATCAAGATTGATAAAGATGCTACAACGCAGAGAATTGACCCTGTAGATGCCATTCTCTGTGCTTATAAACTGGCACTATATCATGAGTTTACACAAAGTTTCCTGAAATCAATAGATGAATATTTGGAGAGTGATTGGTAGAAATGGAGATGTTGAATAGAATAAAGCGGGCATGGAATGTATTGACAAGACCTTCTCTCAGTGCAAATGATGAGGAACTATTAACATGGCTTGGTATTGATACACGGGACAGGCAGCTGATTAGTGAGGTCACTTATTACACTTGTATGAAGATGTTAAGTGAGACCATTGGAAAGATGCCCATAAAGTATTATCAGGATACGGAACAGGGAAGGATCAGAGCAGATCCGGATGAGGTGACGAGGCTTCTGACAGTGAGACCAAATCCAATCATGACACCTACTACATTATGGACGGCAGTAGAGATGAACTGCCAACACTATGGAAATGGGTATGTATGGATCAGGGGCGGTCTTGAAAAAAACGGAAGTTATGGTGGCAATTACAAGATCAAAGATCTGTGGCTCATGCAGAGCTGTTATGTTACGGTTCTGATGGATGATTCAGGTGTGTTTGGTAATAAAGGGAAAATATATTATCAGTACACAGATCCGGAGGATGGAGAGCTGTATATTTTTCATAGCGAAGAAGTGATGCACTTTAAAACATGGTACAGTTTAGATGGAATCACAGGAGAGCCGGTAAGGAAAATCTTGAAAGATACAGTGGGCGGTGCACTGGAGAGCCAGAGGTTCATGAATAAACTCTATGAACAGGGACTTACAGCGAGTATGGCTATGCAGTACACAGGAGATCTTGATGATGATAGAGTGAAAAGGTTAAAAAGAAAATTTGCTGATAAACTGTCAGGACCTGAGAACGCAGGAAAAGTAATTCCGGTTCCATTGGGACTGACACTTACTCCATTGAAGATGTCGCTTACAGATGCACAGTTTTTTGAATTGAAGAAATATAGTGCGCTTCAGATTGCGGGGGCATTTGGAATCAAACCGAATCAGATCAATAATTATGAAAAATCCAGCTATGCGAACAGTGAAACGCAGCAGCTGGCTTTTTTAGTTGATACAATGGCATATCGCTTAAAAATGTATGAGGAAGAGATCAATTATAAAGTGCTTACGCTAAAGAAACAGGCAGACGGTTATTTTTATAAATTTAACGAGCGGGCGATCTTAAGGACAGACAGCAAGACAAAGATGGAGAATCTTGCAAAAGCTGTGAATAATGGAATTTATACACTGAACGAAGCAAGAGAATATGAAGACAAACCAGCAAAACCGGGAGGAGATATCCTGATGGTAAATGGAAACTACATTCCGGCAATACAGGTTGGTCAGCAATATAAAGGAGGTGAAGGAGATGGCAGTGATTGATGTGAATGGAGACATCATTTCAAATGACGATAAATGGTTCTATGACTGGTTTGACTGGGAGGGAACCTGTCCGGATGATGTGAAAAAAGCATTGAATTCCAAAGAGCAGGGAGAAAAGCTTACTGTAAGAATTAATTCCGGGGGCGGTGATGTAATGTCAGGACAGGAGATTTATTCGTTATTATACGGAAGAGATGATGTGGAGATTCAGATTAATTCTATGGCAGGAAGTGCGGCAGGCGTAATCGCAATGGCAAATCGTTGTGTAATCAGTCCGGTTGCAATGATCATGATCCACAATGTGTCAATGACAAGAGCTTCTGGTGATTATCGTGAAATGCAGAAGAATGTAGAGATTCTGCAGCAGATGAACAGTGCTTTGGCACAGGCATTTGTGAATAAAACGGGAAGATCTGAGGATGAAATCTTGAAAATGATGGATGAGGAGACCTGGCTGACAGCGAACCAGGCAGTTGAGTATGGCTTTGTAGACGGTGTAATGGAAGAAAAAACTTCTTTTATTAACTGCAGTCAGGGGTTGCGTCTGACAGATGAACTCAGAAAGAAGGCACTTGCTGAAAAGGAAGCAAAAAACAAGGAAGAAACAAGAAAACAGCAATTATTAGAAGATCTGGACATGTATGGTGTCTAAGGAGGAGAAAAGATGAATAAGGAATTACTTGAATTACTGGATAAGATCAATGCCACAAAGAAAGAAGTGAGAAATCTTGTAGGGGAGGGAAAACTTGCTGAAGCAGAGGAGAAGAAAAAAGAACTTCAGAACCTGCAGAAAAAATTTGATCTGCTCAAAGATATTTCAGATGATGATAAAAGTTCTATGGAAGACAAGGCAAAAGCAGGAAGTGCAAAGAAAGCAGAGCCGGGAAAAGAAAATGATGCAGTCAAGGAATTTGCCAATGCAGCACGAAGAGGATTCCGTGTGCAGAATGCAATATCAAGTGGAATCAGAGAAGGATCTGATCCGGATGGAGGTTACATTGTTCCGGAAGATATTCAGACAACAATTAACCAGTGGAAGCAGGCAGAATTCTCTTTAGAATCACTGATTACTGTTGAAACAGTGACGACCAATAAAGGAAAGAGAACATATGAAAAGAAAGCAGATGCTACGGGATTCGCTGATATTGAGGAAGGTGGAGAATTTCAGGAAATGGATACTCCGCAGTTTGAACGTATCGGTTATGAAATCAGTGATCGTGGTGGCTGGCTTCCACTCACAAATGATCTGCTAAGTGATACGGATCAGAATATTATGCAGACAATCACAAGATGGATTGCAAGAAAAAGTAATGCGACATCAAACAAGAAGATCCTGAATCTGATCAATGCGGTAGCAGCGAAAGAGATTGAGACACTAGATGAAGTAAAACATGCGATTATCGTAACGTTGGGAGCTGCCTACAGAGCAGGATCCTCTATTCTGACAAACGATGATGGTCTGTACTTCCTTGCGACGCTGAAAGATACAACAGGACGCGATCTTCTTCAGCCGAATCCGATGGATGTTATGCAGATGTCGCTTTCTGTAGGACCGATCAGAGTTCCAGTTATTTCTGTACCGAACAAAGTAATTGCATCCAATACAGAAACGGATGGAAAGATTAAGCTGCCAATGATCTGCGGTGATTTTAAAGAAGCCTTCAAGAAATATGACAGACAGCGTACAAGTCTTCTTGCATCCAACATTGCTTCTGCAGGAAGTCTGAATGCATTTACACAGAATCTGACGCTGGTTCGTGCAATTGAAAGAAATGATTTCAAAACATTGGATGCGGATGCATATGTAAATCTTTCTATGGTCATCGCCGATCCTACGAAGAAAGGAAAATGATAAGTGGAAGTAGATATTATTAAGCAGAGGATCGGGATCGCATCCTCTGTCACAGTCTATGATTACGACATAGATCTGTATGTGCGGGACTGCATTATGGATATGCGGGATTCTGGCGTACCGGAAGAAACACTTGCAAGGGAAGATCCAAGAGTAGTTACAGCAGTAACATTATATGTGAAAGCGCATATTGGAAATGATAGAAGCGATACAAGCCGATACTTATCATTATACCGGCAAAAAGTATCCAGATTAATTTTGGATGAATAGAAGGGGAATGTTATGTGGAATGGAAGCATCTGCTTTATAAAGAAAAAGACAACAGAGAAGGACAAGGAAGGATTTTGTAAATCAGAAATTGAGATGTCAGAAGAAATTCCGGCCAATATAGGAGATGCAACCAGAAGCGATGCGACACTCGGAAATCAACGGGGATATTCAGCAGATATCTCCGTTGAAATTCTCGCATGTAACTATTCTGGGGAATCAATGTTTAAAGATATTGCGACTGGAAAAATTTACGAAGTAAAGCGTACATACAGAAAACAGAAGACAATGATGATCGCGCTGACAGGAGAGGAACGGGAACGTGGGAAAATTTGAACTTCATGGAATAGATGATTTTATGGAAGGACTTTCAGAATTGGATGTTGACAGAATAGCTCCAGTAATGCTGGAAGAAGCTGTTCCGATTCTTGAAAAGGAAGTACGGCAGGCAGCAGGAAGACATAAAGACAGTGGTGCTATGGCTGAGTCAATTAAAGCAACAAAAGCAGGGAAGAACAGTTATGGACATTATATCAGTGTGCGTCCTACAGGAGTGGATTCCAAAGGCGTAAGAAATATGGAAAAGATGGCATATCTTGAATACGGAACAAGTACGCAGGAAGCAACGCCGGTCCTCTCTCCAGCAGTGAGAAAAGCGGAAGAACCTGTGATAAACAAATTGCAGGAAGTATTTGACCGGGAGGTTGACAAACTGTGACAACATTGGAACACATAGTAAGAGCTATTGAAATATTTGGTTTTCCATATTCACCGGGAGTATATACCGGATCGGAAGATCATTGGTTTACTTACAACTATGTAGATGATTATGGTGAACTTTTCGGAGATGATGAGCCACTTGAGACAGTGAATCGTATTCAACTCCACTATTTTCTCCCAGTGGAAGAAAATTATTTGAAGATGAAAAACGAAATTCGGGATGCACTTTTACGAGAAGGATTTACATATCCGGAGATAGAAAGCATGGACGATCCAAACCCGGATATCAGACATCTTGTATTTGAATGTGAGATTGAGGAAGAAAGAGAGGAATAACTATGGCATATGTAGGATTAAGAAAAATTATTATTGCGGAAAGAACTGGTGCAAAGACTTATGGAGAGCCGTTTGCATTTGGTAAAGCGATTGGAATGAATGTTACACCAAACTATTCAGAAGGAAGTCTGAATGCAGATGATGTGCAGGCAGAGTATGATAAAGAGTTCAATTATGCAGAATTAAGCATGAACACCAGTACAGTTCCACTTGAGGCTCATGATACAATGTTCGGTCATACAGTGAACGAAAATGCAGTAGATTTTAATGCGAATGATGAAGCACAGTATGTTGGACAGGGCTGGATCGCGCCGGAGAAGGTAGATGGAAAGAAGTATTATACTGGAAACTTTTTGTACAAAGCAAAATATTCAGAACCATCAGAAGAATATACAACAAAGGGAGATTCTATTGAGTATAAAACACCATCCATCAGTGGCCGAGCACTTGCGGAAGATGATGGTGATTGGAAAGCAACAGAGAGGTTTGACACACCAGAAAAAGCACTTGCATGGATTTACAAGAAATTTGGAAAAACAGAGATGACTAAGGCAGCAAGTAAAAATACTGCCACGGTAAAAGCATAGGAGAAGAAAAGATGTTTGAAGAACTCAGGTGTATTGAATTGTCCGGAGAAAAATATCCAATAAAATGCGATATGGTTGTTCTGGAGAAAATACAGAATAAGTATATGAATATGACCGAATTTGAGAATGGATTGACTGGATTTGTGCCGGCACAGGATGAGGCAGGTGAGTATAAAAGAAATGAGGATGGATATCTCCTTGGGGTCTACAGGACACCGGAAATCAAAATGCTTAATGATGCGTTGTTCTGGATGGTGAAAGAAGGCGAAGAAATTAAGGCAGAAGAAGAATCAAGGCCGGTCAATGAAGTAGACAGGAATAAAATCCTGAGAAAGGTAGACATCCCACCAAAAGATCTGGGAACACTTCTTCATGAGGAATTTCAACGGTGTTTTGAAAGAAAAAACGAGAAGACCACGCAGAGGACGGAGTAGAAGAATCCGGGGAATCAGAAGAGATCAACTTTGCGTGGATCGTATTTACGGGTCTTCAGATCGGATATGGAGAGAAAGACATAAGGCATCTCTATTTTGGAAAGTGGGCAGATCTATTGGAGGAGTACAAGAAGATGCATAATATGAAAATGAACAGGATGATATTTGCAGAGAGAAAAGTTACTTCTTTAATGGATTTGTAAGAGTAAATGATGTATAATATTAGTAATTCAAGGACAGACCAATTTGCACCGGTGCAAGGGAGGACTTATGAGAAATATTATTACATCATTATGGATTATCTTTAAATGTTATTGCAAATATATATATCAGAATCATACATACCGTACCGTATGGGAAATTATTGTAATGTTTTTTGGCATTGTTTATGGAGTAAAAGAACATTCCACAGGAGTATTTTTGATGCTTCTTGTACTTGCATTTCTTCCAAGATTTATCAGGTGGATTTTTTATTGTTTTCTAGAAGCAGTGGGTGATTATGGACTGCAGCGAAAGGGACTCACAAGAAAATGTAGAAGAATGAGATTTAAATCTTATATGGATCAGGAGATTAACAAGGAGATAGAAAATTTATAAGAATCAAGAAGGAAGCTCAAAAGAGCTTCTTTTTTGATGCGAAAAGGCAGGTGAGAAGATGGCAAAAAAGAAGAAAATAGGTGCATTTATTTCGTTAGATGGAGAAAAAGAGTTTCGATCAGCAGTATCGTCTTGCAATAAATCTTTATCAACAATGAAATCTGAAATGAAACTTGTGGAAGCCCAGACGGCTGGGAGCGCCAACTCACTGTCCACTTTACAGAAAAAGCATGATGTACTGACGGAAACTTTGGAAGAGCATGTAAAAAAAGAAAGTCTTGTAAGAGACGGATTGAAGCATGCGGAAGAAGAATACGGAAGAGTTGGGAAAGAACTGGAAACTTACAGGGGAAAATTGGAAAGTGCGGAAAAGGCACTGGAAGAGATGCAGCAATCTTCAGAGATGACAGAAGAGGCTTTGAACAGTCAGGCAGAGCAGGTAAAACAGCTGCAAAGTATTGTAAGTAAAGGGGAAGAGACTTATCAGCGAGCAGGAAACAGAGTTCAGGATTGGAAGAAACAGTTAAACAATGCGGAAGCCCAGACCATTAGAGCAACAAAAGCTTTGAATGAAAATGACGCTTATTTGAGAGAAGCAGAACAGTCCTTTGATCAATGTGCAACGAGTATCAATAAATTTGGAAAAGAAACAGATGATACAGCAGAAAAATTAACAGAGTTCGGAACCGTTTTAGAAACAAACCTGAAAAACACGGTTGTAGAAGCGGGAAAGTCTTTGACAAAAGATATTTTTCAAGGTGCGGTTGAAGGTGCTATGGAGCTTCAGGATGCTCAGAGACAGTTACAGGCAAGCACAGGAGCAACTGCGAAAGCAACAGGGGCATATAATAAGCAAATGCAGGATCTGTACACATCAGGCTATGGAGATGCAGTAGAGTCTGTTGCCAATGCAATGGCACTGGTAAAGCAGTATACCAATGAGACAGATCCAGGGAAAATTAAGGAACTGGCTGAGAATGCCATTACATTAGAAGATGTTTTTGAAATGGATATGAGTGAGTCAATTCGAGGTATTGATGCACTTATGACAAATATGGGATTGGATGCAGAAGAAGCTTTCGATTATGTGGCGAAGGGCGCACAGAATGGACTGGATAAATCCGGAGAATTAACGGACAATCTTGCAGAGTATTCCCAATTATGGTCACAGGCAGGATTTTCAGCAGAAGAAATGTTTACAATTCTGCAGAATGGCCTTGACTCAGGAGCGTATAATCTGGATAAAGTAAATGATTTCGTAAAAGAGTTTGGAATCAGCCTTGCAGATGGACGTATTGGAGATAACATCAATGCATTTTCCAGTGAGACAAAGCAACTGTTCCAGGAATGGCAAAGCGGACATGCATCTACAGAGCAAGTATTTAAATCTGTAATTACAGATTTAGGAAATATGGAGAACAGGCAGCAGGCACTGACTATTGCGAGCAATACTTGGAGTGCCCTTGGTGAGGATAATGCAATGAATATCATCACCTCTTTGAACAATGTAAATACAACCTATAAAGATGTTCAGGGGACGATGGAAGAGATTAAAGAAATCAAGTACGATAGTGTATCAAATCAGTGGAAAGTACTTGGAAGAACCTTCCAAAATGAGGTTGCAGCTCCAATGTTGAAGACTTTTCTTCCGGCAGCACAGACGGGAATGAAGCTGGTAGCTGAAAATATTAAAGTTGTCACGGTTGTAGCTGGTACGGCTGGAACGGCAATCACTGCAATGTTTGTGAAGAAGAAAAGCAAAGAACTGATTGAAGACCTGAAAGACACAGCTTCCGGAATTTCCAATGTAGTCAAAAAAATTGTAACACATACTACAGCAAGAACTGCTGAGACGGTAGCAGAGAATGCATCTGCAGCAGCAAAGGTTGCGGATACAACAGCAGAAACAGCAAATACCGCAGCGACAGTTGCAGGAACTGCAGCAACGGCAACAGGAACTGCGTCTACAACAGCGGGGACAGCAGCAACAATAGCTCATACGGTGGCAACAGAGAGTGCGACCGTGGCACAGACCGCGTTTAACGTGGCAATGGAAGCAAATCCGGCCGGCCTTCTCCTGGTTGGGATCACGGCTACATTAGGGGTGATTGCTGCATTTTCCGGTCAAATTGAAACAGCGAAGACAAAAACGGATGAACTGACAGAGTCCACAGAAAAGAATATCAGTAAAATTAGTGAAGCAACAGAAAATCTTGAGAAATCTACAGATAGCTGGAATGAATCCCTGGGGAAAATAGAAGCAAAAGAAGGAGTTGCAGATAATCTGGTTACAGAATTGTATCATCTAGAAGCACAGGGAAATAAAACAGACGAAGAGATTTCAAGAATGAATTCCATCGTAAGTCAGTTGAATTCCATGTTTCCAGAGCTGTCTCTATCGGTGAATCAGAATACAGGAGCACTCAATAAAAATGAGCAGCAGACAAGGCAGTCAATAGAAGCCGTCCTACAGCTTTCAAAAGCATCAGCCGCCCAGAAAAAGATGACGGAGATCTCAGAAGACCTTGTAGATGCTGAAATGGCAAAATATGAAGCAGAGAGAAATCTGAAAAAGATTGGAGATGAACTGTCAAATCTTGATGAACAGAGGACAGAGATCGCAAAGAAAAGTTCTGAAGCAACAAAGGAAGGGACAAATGCGTATGTAGAATATAACGGCAAGATGATTGACGCGCAAGAAGCATTAAGACAGATTGCAGAGTCTGAGGATACATTGACGCAAACACAAAAAAATCAGCAGGACGCTTTAGATGGTCTGGTAAGTAAATATCAGGAAGCAGATGAACAGTATCAGAGTGCTTACGAATATACTCAAAATTTAACACAAGGAACAAATGCGAACACAGAAGCTGTACAGGGGAACACAGCTGCGAAGAATGCAAATTCAGATGCAGATGCAACCAAACAGGAGGCATCAACGGCGAGCATTGAAGTTCTTGGACAAGAACAGGAAGCGTATAATAATCTTTCAGCAGCACAACAGCAGTTGGCAGTAGATGTGACAAATGGAGTACTTGCAATGTATGAGAGTGTAACAGGAGTACTGGAGTCACAAATGAATATGTTTGAGCAGTTTGATGGTGGCGTTGAATTATCGACACAGGAATTGTTGGCAAATATGCAGAGTCAGGTTGACGGTGTAGAACAATGGGAACAGAATATGGCAATACTTGCAGATCGTGGCATCAATCAGAACCTGCTTCAGAAACTTGCTGACATGGGACCAGAGGGAGCAGGATATGTTCAGACATTTGTAAATATGTCAGATGATGAAATCAGTAAGGCGAATGCTTTATGGAGTCAGAGTATTGATATCAAGGGAATGACAAACCAATGGGGAAAAGACCTGTTGGAGTCCGGAGCTTCCAGCATTGCGGGTGGAATGGATAACTTACAGCCACTCTTACAGGAAAGCGGTGCGAATTCAGCGATAGGTCTTGTGCTTGGAATGCAAAACGCACAGAAAACAGTGTCAGCAGCAGGATCGGATCTTGGAGTTAAGACGATTGATTCCATTAATGAAGGATTAGGTGTTCAGTCCCCATCGAAAAAGACAAAGGAGTCTGGAAGATACGTTGGTGAAGGATTAGTACTTGGAATGAATTCAACATTAAACAAAGTGGAATTACAGGCAGCACTGATTTCGCGACGCGTTATAAGAACAGTTAGAGATGATCTGACAGAAGAAAAGTTTACAGGTTACGGAGCTAATGTGTCAGAAGGTTTGGCAAGTGGTATAAAATCAGGTAAGTCAAAAGTAATCAATGCAGTATCAGAGGTCTGTAAATCAGCAGTTCGCGAGGCAAAGAGTGAACTACAGATCCATTCTCCATCGAAAGTCTTTAAAAGGCTGGGTGGATATACAGCGGAAGGATTCGGACTCGGCTATCAGGAAAAGATGTCGGACGTAAATCAAATGATCCGGGAGAGTATTGGTATTCCTAAAACAAACCAGGGGCAGCAGTATGTGAGTGATGGAGTAAGCCAGCGGAAAGGTGATTCTGTGATTCAGATTCCGATTTATGTGAATGGAGTCTATACAAAAACAGAGATTATCGATACAGCTGTAAACGGAATAGGTCAGATGGGTCAGAATTATATGAGAGCAAAGGGGAAGAGAATCAATGTTGGATAGTTATACATTTGAATTCAATGACATTTCAGCGCAAGCCTATGGAATCTATGTGGAACAAAGACCTGCATTTCCTGTAGGAAGCAGAAATGTTGAGCTTATTACTGTAGAAGGCAGATCAGAGCCGTTGTTACCGGACCAAAATAATTATGATCCAATTGAATTGAAAATAGAATGTGCTTTCAAAGAGCATGCATCAGACTGGTGTGCAAAAGCGAGAAGTGTGAAACGATGGCTTTGCGGCTCGGGCAGTCTTCGGCTATCAGATTCTCCGGATACTTTCTTCAAAGTGTATAATATAGAAATCGAACAGATTGATAGAGAGATTAGAATCTACGGAAAATTCACGGTTAAGTTTACTTGCTCGCCTTTCGAATATCTGGTAGCAGGAAGAGGAGAACAAGTGATTGATGATGTAAAATTTAACCCGTATGATCTGTGCCATCCAACGTACCGGATTAGAGGAAATGGAGAATGTAGGCTTATCGTAAACGAGAAAGCCATAAGCGTAACTGTAAAAAAGGAAATCATGATCGATACAGACAAAATGCTTACCTATGAATCAGGAAAAATGAAAAACACTTTGCTAACTGGAGATTATGAAGACTTATATCTATTACCTGGAGAAAATAAAATTGAGGCACCAAAAGAATTTGAAATTATGGTTTCCCCAAATTGGAGGTGCATATGATACAGATATATAAAGCATTTAATACAGACCAGACTCGAAATGGCGATATGGTTTTAATGCCATCAGCAGCTATAACGCATGCAGTACTAAACGGAAGTTGGAGTGCGGAGCTGACACATCCCATCGATCCAGAAGGACGCTGGAAATATATTGAAGAGGAAGCAATTGTTGAAATGCCATCATTCAATGGAAAACAACTTTATAGGATTCGAAGTAAGAAAAAGACAGTATCCACTGTGCAAGCAACAATGGAACCTGTCTTTTTTGATTCTATCGATGATTGTTGGTTAGAGGATGTACGTCCGACAAATAAAACGGGTCAGGAAGCACTGGATATCATGTTGGAATCTAATCCTAAGTACTCAGCTAAATCTGATATAGATAAATTGGGGACAGCCTATTATGAATATCAGAATTTTATGGAGGCATTAAACAGTAATCAGGATAATAGCTTTATCAATCGCTGGGGCGGAGAGATTCTATTTGATAACTATGAGATTATTGTTAATTCAAGAGTCGGCGAAGACCGTGGTGTTGAGATAAGATATGGAAAAAACATTAAAAAAGATGGAATTAGCGAAGAAGTAAGTACAGGAAATACGGTTACGAGGATTTATCCAAAAGCATATAACGGATATAAAATGTCAGGAAAAGGATATGTAGATTCGCCGTTGCTTAGGAAATATCCTACAGTAAAAACAATAACTATGACTTTTAGTGATGTGAAAATGGCAGAAGATGCGCAAGAAGGGGATGAAGAAAAAGGGATCATAATATGCAATTCACAGGATGAACTGGATCAGGCACTGAAAATGAAATGTGAAAATCAGTATAGTAATGGATTGGACAAGCCATCGGTGACAATAGCCGTGGATATGGTATTGACGGGAAATACAGAAGAATATAAGCAATATAGGAAGCTTGAAGAAATATCCCTCGGAGATACGGTACATTGCAGAAACACGAGACTTGGAATTGTTACGGATGCCAGAGTTATTGAATTGAAATACAATAGTATTTTAAAACGAGTGGAGTCTGTAGTGATCGGAGACTATAGCTATAACTATTTTAATAATGTTTCTTCCACAGTGAACCGTGTACAGAGTGCAATTCGTTCAGATGGAACTGTTGTTGCTGAGCAGGTTTACGGCGCAATCAATACGTTGAACGCATTTCTGCATGCGCAATCAACAGCAGCGAAGAGAACAGATTCAGTTGCATATTTGATCGAGGATCTGGATCAGAATTCGGAACTTTACGGTGCAATGGAAGCCGGAACACAGGGACTGAGGTTGGCAAAGGAAAGAAAAGACGGGGAATGGATTTGGAGAACGGCCGTTACTGCAGCAGGGATTATTGCAGATTTGATTGTAACAGGAAAAATACAAGATAGATTGGGCAAATCTTATTGGGATCTTGATAATGGAAAGATGTTATTGTCAGGAATTTTCCAACAGATAACGGATAATGGAAAGAAGTCTGTGGATATTAAAAATAATAGAATTAATATTTATAGTTGGCAGAAAGAAGGGGACTATGTTGGTAGTATAGGATCATTAGCAATAGGGGATGATTTGAGTGCAAAGCAAAGAATCGGAGTTTATTGCGACACGGAAGATATGCTTGTTTTTGGATATTCTAGTAAAAAAACAGCAGAAGGAGATGCTGCTACCGTTCATGAATTGATGAAACTATCGAAAGATGGAGGAATTGAGTGTACAGAGATCCCGCAAATAAATGGGACAAAGACAGGAAGATTGGTTTTCTCAAATGGAACTTACGTGAATGTCAAAAATGGATATATTGTCGGTGGGAAAACAGAAGAAGGAAGTTTTTAAATGGGATGGACAATAGGAAACTTTTATCTGACAGAGCCTCAGATGAGAGGAAATGCAATCGAAGTATATAACTATTTTACTGAAAAGGGATGGACATTGAATGCCATTGCAGGAATTCTTGGAAACATGGAAAAGGAGTCCGACATCAATCCGGGACTATGGCAGAGCCTAAAGGAAGGAAACTACAGTGGAGGTTTCGGGCTGGTTCAGTGGACGCCGGCCACAAACTATACAAATTGGGCAGCAGCCAACGGTTATTCTATTACAGATCCGAAAGGGCAGCTCTATTGGATTGATATGGAAACAGTCGAGGCCGGGCAGTGGATAGAGACCAGTGATTACAATATTACCTTTTGGGGATTCAAGACAAGTAATGCAGCACCAGATTGGTTAGCTAGTGCGTTTTTAAAGAATTTTGAACGAGCTGGTGTGGAAGTGGAAGCAGAACGAAGGGCTGCGGCAACCAAGTGGTACAATTTTTTAAAGAAAAGCATAGAAGGAAGCCAGGTCATAGAAAAGGCAGTCCAGTGGGCAATCAATATTGCAAACGATGACAGTCATGGCTACGATCAGACACACAGGGACGGACCGGATTACGATTGTTCGTCCCTTATTTGTTGGGCATATTCCAATGCAGGACTCAATACGAGACCAGGATACACACCAGCAACCGGATCCATGTATGATGTTTTTATTGATGCAGGATTTGAAGATGTGACCTCGCAGATCGATCTGCCAACAGGAGAGGGACTGGTTCGTGGGGATGTACTTCTCAAACCAGGGAGCCATACAGAGATGTCAATCGGCAACAGTCAACTTGTGGGAGCATCACAGAATGAACACGGAGGAGTCACAGGTGGTCAGACAGGAGACCAGACGGGAAAAGAAATCCATGTGCACGGATATTACAACTATCCTTGGAAGTATGTATTGAGGTATCCGGGGGGCGGAGTTGCACCGGTGCAAGGACTTTATATTGTTAAGTGGATACCGGGATAGAATAAGGCAAGAAAGGAAAGAAATAAATGAATACGATCAAAAGAGATGTCTACGTGCTTAGAAATACAATCAAGATTCCGATCGAAGTTACAAAGGGAACGGATGCTATTTCCTTCGAGTTTACGGTCCGGGATTATAACCTTCCAGCTACAGCTGCAGCGGTAGCTTACGCGTATCGAATGGGAATGAAAAAACCAAATTCAACACTGTGTGATGTGTCAGGAAATGTCATCAGTTTCCAGCCGAGTGCGAACTTCTTTGAAGTTGGGAATAATGAACTACAGATCCGCGTGATTAATGAGGACAAGTCTTTGATTTCCTTTAAAGAAAAAGTGAAATGCTCTGATTCAATGGGATTTCCTGAAGAGGAAGAGGAAGTGGATCAGTCGCTGATTGAACAGATAATTGCACAGAGTGGAAAAGAGTCAGGAGAAAGAAAAGCTGCGGACGCACTGGAAAGGTCGGAGCGCATTGAAGCCGATGCAAAAGAGAAATCCGAGCGTCTGAAAGAAGTCGCAACTGAACGTGCAAGAATCGACCAGCTTACCAAAATGGGAGAGGGTAGCACGACTGGTGATGCAGAACTTGCGGACATTAGAGTAGGAAATGAAGGTGCTACATATTCCAACGCAGGAAATGCAGTAAGATCTCAGACAAAAGATGTGCCGGCCATGATGGACAATTTACAGAGCCCATATGTTGATATTTCGCTGCTCGAACAGGGAAGTCTTAACAATACAGGAACAGAAATCACTTCAAGCAAAGTTCTCAGATCTGTTGAATTCCACTGGAACAAGAACGGAAAAATAACTGCTCCGTCAGGGTACAAGATCGCGATAGCTAATTACGCTATGCAATCCGATGAAAGCGGACAAATGTTGCAGGTATATCAGTCAGCTACAGATTACGGTGACAGCCAGACAAGCTCGAAAGCGGATGGAGACACGGAGTTCAGGCGGTTATTGATCAAAAGGTCAGATGGAGCAGACATCGATGCAGAAGATCTCAGAGGCAAGATCACAACCAATGTCCCGGGACTCAGGGCAATGGATGTGATTGAGAATATGGGTAAGCATATTATTGGTGCACCGTATACTTGCTATCCAATGTCTGAACTGGTATGCATGTTCAGCACGCCTGAATTTAACAAAAAATATCCGTTTGGTACATTCGTGGCGAAAACTGAATATGATGCAGGAACCATTACGACGGATGGCACTTCAATTACGCTTAGATACCAGCTTAC